CCCCACATTCACTGGCAAGAAGGACCTCCGCTGGCGATTGTCAAGGTTATTTAAAAACCCTTTTCATTTCGTCAAGCGTGTCCAATCTCGTTCAGTGCATGGGATGGTAATTGAGAATCAGGTGGTTGTGGAATTAGAAACCCTAGTTCCGCTCTTCCGTGTGTGGGCTTACTACCTACACCGGCGGATAGTTGGGCTTAGTTCTGACCGAACATTACAGAACAATGTTCTGATATTCGTTCGAAAACTGTACCACTCATATCGTCACCACGGGATAAACGCGCTCATACTCAGGTTAAAGGTCTCCCTTTTTGCAATCAACAGCTTCATCGCTGGGGAAAGCTTAAAGTCGACCGATAAACTGGGATATCGAATTCGTTTATCCAATGGGTTACCGAGTATGCTACCGCTGCCAGTGCGACAGTCCATCCGCAATCGTAGTTCGACTACAATAGTCATTTGGGGTTCTCTCTTGTACGTCTATCGTGCAATGTCTGGTAAACACAGTATGCCAAACCTGGCTGCTGTTGTTAAACCTTTCACTGTCACGCCAGAGTATGAGGATCACCTCAGTAAATTAGGGGACTTCGTCCCTTACTTTACACAATGGCTATTGGAGTCGGCTAAGATTGACCTCAATTGGATTCAAAAGAACATCTGCCCCGCAGAGTTCGTTTTCTCGTCGTCAGCCGGTCCTAATGCATCATGGAGTCTTATCTCCGCCCCGCTAGACACCCTTTACTGGGTGCTAAACGGTTGGAAGGGCTCCGTGCTGCATCAGTACATGCTGGCGATCAAGTCGACTCAACTGCTTGGTCAGTTGGACACCAACCAGTTTTCCGATATAGCGACCAAGCTAATCGAAAAGCTGATTGGGCCAGTTAGTTGGAATTCAATTGAGGAAGCGGATGAGTCCAGTCTCTGTAAGGTCCGTGATGCACTATCACGCGGCGTAGATCACTTAGGGAATAAATTACCTAAGTCTCTACGTCGTGATGCTTCTGACATTGAATGCGGTCGCCTTCATGCATTGAAGGAACCCGCAGGCAAGGTCAGAATCATCGCGATAGTGGACATATGGACTCAGACCTTCCTAAGGCCGCTCCATGATATCTTCTTTAAGATACTTAAGGCCCTCCCTGCTGATGCAACCTTCGATCAACAGGGGGGAGTCACGTCCTTCGCTAAAGAAGGTCATAGAGAAATCTTCTCTTATGATCTTACTGCAGCGACTGACACGATACCTTATGTACTTTACGGAAAATTCCTGGAGGGGATCCTTGGTAAGGATATTACAGAAGCGTGGCTAGCCCTGCTTCGAAGCAGAGATTGGTTGACACCTTTGTGGGACTACGATCGAGTCGATCGCAGGACCGGAAAGGTGAAGACCTTCAGCAAACACATTAAAATCGCCGGTAAGCATACCGTGAGGTATGGAACTGGGCAACCGATGGGGGCGTACTCCTCCTGGGGAGCACTTGCTTTACTACACCATGGTATAGTTCAGTACAGTGCTTTCCTAGCAGGGGTATTCCCTTTTTCGGATTACCGAGTTCTCGGTGATGATATTGTGATTGCTGGTAAG